AATCAAGAAGAACTCACGCTATCAATTCTGTGAGATACCGAATGACGATAACGGTAAAGCATTTGTCAAACTGTTGCGTCAGTATCTTAACAGAGAACGATACAACATCAGAGTGAAAGGGCAATACCTAGATAAGAAGAAGTACCCTGACACCTACTGGTCTCATGGTGCGCCACCTGATGCGTGTACTCATCTGCGAGTATACATAGATGAGAAGCCTGACGTAAGACATAATGCTTGGGTGGCTCAACAAACCTACGGTGTAGCGTCAGCTATAACGATACTAGAAAACAAACTAAACTCATTGAAAGGAATGTATAAAGATGGCATATGATTACAGATGGTATAAAAAATATAGAGATATACTACCAGAAAAAACACAGTATCAAATGTTTCAAGAGTGGTTGAATGATTGTCCTGTAAAAATGACTAACTATCTTGACTACACCGACACGTTTGAGGTTACTTTTAAAGTGAAATTAGAAAGAGAAGGAGAAATCTAATGACTAAAAAGAAAACAAAAAGCAAGACACCCATCTTAGATGAAGAGAAGAGAACAGGTGATACTCACCCTACAGAGTGGTGGTCACAGAAATATCATGGAAAATCTTGGAAGGAATTATCTCACAATGAAACCAGAGTATTCTACACACAAAGAAGTGCAGAGATAGATAGTGTAAAGCAGTTAGCGTGGGATGCTAGGCTACCAGAAGAATTAAGAGTAGACATCTCTATGCTTAACTACCTATGTAAAAGTATAGATGACCAAACAAAACATTACTATGAAATCTTACAACGTGTGCCAGATAGTGCTAGAGTATACGTAAATGAGATAGAGCATTGGTAAGGAGAAGTAGATGCAAGATTCAGAAGTAACAGAAAAAAATGCTTATAAAATGTTTGACAAGGCATGTGAGCAGATAAAAAATATGTATATGTATATGTGTCAAGATGAAAAGTATTACTATTTCAAACATCATATATCCAGAAGCTACATTAAAATTGAAAGAGAAGGAGAATGATGATGAATGAAACTTTAACATTACAAATCTGTGTGGCACTTGTGCTAGGCATTGCCACAGTAGAATTTTTTCTTAATATACTGGGCATGAGTAGCTTCATGTTTCCAGTAGGAATAGGAGATTGAGATGCTAGATAAAAAACTAGAACCTACCCAATCTAATCGTAAGAAGTTTGACATAGACCTTCAATACGGTAAGATACGAGAGAGTCAGATAGCTGATATGCTACAGAACTCTAAGATAGAAGTGAAATCAGAGAGAGGTATGTGGCAAAAGACAGGCAACATAGCTATAGAGTACGAGAGCTACGGCAAGCCATCAGGTATCAACGCTACTGAATCCGATTATTGGTTTCACAATCTCTGCATAGGCAAAGAAACCTACGCTACTCTAGTATTTAATACAGATATACTTAGAAATATAATAAACTCCCTAGATTATAAGAGGAGTGTAAGTGGGGGAGACCACAATGCGTCACGTATGTATTTAGTTAACATACAGAAATTATTCTCAAGTGATGTCATAAAAACATTTAGAGAAAGAGAAACCGACAATGAAATTAATAAAAAAGATAAATCCAGTAGCGAGAGCAATGCTACGTTTAAGAAAAAGTCCTCAAGTGATACCTAACAAAAAGAAAAATAGGTATCCTAACGTAGATGATTACGATGGCGTATACATAGATATGTCTACAGGAGAAGTTAAATACTTAGACGAGCAAGGTGAGGACGATGACCCTCACGATGAGATGTATCCTGCTATACCACCAAAGAAAAAGGAAAAATAGATATGCAAATGGATAATATAACTTTATCTGAAGAAGAATGGGAAAAAATACGGTTATGCTTACCTATTTCATTAAGCAAGGAAGACATAACTATGATTATTTTATCTATACTTCTTCAGTATACGATTAATATAGATGAATCGTCTACTATACTTAAAAATTGTATAAAAAACTTACCTAACGTCTATGAATACGATAGAAATATTATACAACACGTACAACTAATAAAGAATAGGATGCACTAATATGAATATACCTACAAAACACAGTAATTTGCACACACTTGTACAACATTACAAACAATCTCACGATTTTATTAAATTACGTGAGCAAACACAGCGAGACTATCAAAATGTATTAAATAGAGCGTTGATGACTAAGGTAGAGGGCGTTACTCTAGCTAATATTAAGGTCAAAGACCTATCTAGGCGTACATTTAAGGTAGCATATGACCTTTGGTTAGATAGAGGAGTGCGAACAGCGAACATGACCCACGCTGTAGTGCGTAAAGTGTTAAACTACGCTATAGACTTGGAGTTATTGCAAATCAACCCTATATCTGGCATACAGAAACAACCTGAAAACGCTAGAAACACAACTTGGACTACAGAACAAGTAAAATTGTTTTTAGATACAGCTTACAGCCAGTTTAAATGGAGAAACATAGGTCTCATTACTCATATGGCATACGAATTTGTTCAAAGAATAGGTGACATGAGAGTTTTAACGTGGGATTGCTTAGATTTAGACAAAGGATTGTTAACTTTAGAGCAATCTAAGCGAAGAGCTACAGTTTTCTTACCTATAGAAGAGAATCTCTTGATGATGCTTATACAGCAAAAAGATTCCTTTGGGTTTCAAGATTATGTTGCACCCTCTCTAACGACAAATTCTGAGGGCTACAAGCCGTATCTTAAATGGCAGGTGTCCAAGCACGTAAATGACATAAAGGCTGTCTGTGGGCTTCCTAAAGGCTTACACGCTATGGATATGCGAAGAACCGGGGTAACACAAATGGTAGATGCAGGTGTAGATTTAGCTCAAATTATGAGTGTAAGTGGACACAAGAATCCTAACTCTGTTAACCCCTATATGAAAAACACGTTAACATCGGCAACTAATGCCTTAAATACACGAAGGAATGTGTTGTAAGTGTGCAACAGTTCTATAAAAAAGAAAGGAGATGGTATTGACAAAATTAAATTTATGAACGATATACCCCTGTAAGGGGTGATTAAAACACATTAAATGGGAAACATAAGATGAATATAAAACAATTTATAGATGATTTAGCATTAAATGAAGCAGAAAGTGTACGCATTGACTGCCCATCCTGTAAAGGTAAGAAAACATTTACAGCTATCAAGATGGATGGGTCTACGCTATTTAACTGCTACAAGCTAGGTTGTAATACAAAGGGTGCTGTACGTTCTGGATATTCTAGAGAGGATATAGCTATTATTTTAAATAAAAAGAATAGTGTACCTGTTACAGAAGAACCAAATAAATTTTCATTTCCTGAATACGTATCTCACGACATAGATAACAAATACATGCACAGGTTTATAGATAAGTGGAATCTTCACGATACATATCTACTGTATGACGTAAAAGATGAACGAGCCGTATTCCCTATCCGTAGTCGGCAAGGTATGGTCTTAGATGCTGTAGGGCGTTCCCTAACTGGTAAACAACCTAAGTGGCTACGCTATAATGGCAAGGCAGACTTCTTTTTATCATCTAAAACCGACAATACATACTGTGCTGTAGTCGTAGAAGATGTCATCAGTGCTATCGCTATCTCAGAGAACATGGATGCTACAGGCTTTGCGTTGCTAGGTACTTCTTTATCTAATAAAAGTCGACAAGAGTTATGCAAGTATCATAAAGTTATTGTGGCTCTTGACCCTGACGCTAAGAATAAAACATTGTCATTAACTAAAGAACTACGAGCTACACAGTCTATCGTTCACGCTATGTCTTTACAAGATGACGTTAAGTACAGAAACTACATAGACTTGAAACGACTAGACGGTTTAATTAATATGAATAGGAGAGTAAGCACATGACAATAGAAGTAAGTTATCTTAGACATTGCGGTTCTGATATTGATGTAGTAAACGCAGCTAGAGTTAGCTTTAATAAAAAAAGTAGATATTATTACGGAGATGAACCTGAAATATATGGTGGTGGAGAACTACATGAATTTTCTGAAGCTACGCACATGTTAGAAAAAGATGAAAAACTTATAGCTTATTTAGCTAAACATAAACATTTATCTCCTTTTGGACATTGTTTTGCTAGTTTTTATGTACGTGCGCCTATCTTTGTAGCTAGACAATTAGTTAAACATAAATTTTTACGTTGGAACGAAGTTAGTAGAAGATATGTAGATACTACACCTAATTGGTACAGACCTGACATGAATAATATAAACTCTGCTATATGGCGTTCACAAACCAAAGATAAAAAACAGGGTAGTGGCGATGTAATACAAAGTGAAGAAGTGCAAAGTTTAGCTACATTTCATTTAAACTCAGTAATAAATGAAGCTATGGCATCTTACTCTAAGTTACTAGAGTTAGGCGTATGTGAGGAACAAGCTCGTATGGTGTTGCCTATCTGCCACTTGACTGAATGGCATTGGTCAGGTAGTCTTGACGCATTTGCTGATATGTGCCGACTAAGATGTGCAAAGGATGCACAAGTAGAAAGTAAAATAGTAGCCTATCAAATTAGTGACCACATGCATAAACTCTTCCCTGTTTCTTGGGAAGCATTAACAGAGGTAAAATAATATGGAACTATCACTACTACGTTCTCTTATGGAAAGAGACTTTTATGAAGACCACAAAGGCAGTCGATGTCCTGACAAACTATTCTCTAAGGATGTACGAAAGCTTAAACAAACTATAGATTACGCTATGGATAAATACGAGCGTACTCTTACACCAGAAGAACTAGAAGCTATCTTCTTAACGAATAACACAACCATTACAACTGCTAACAAGCAAATGTACAAGAACATGTTTTATCAGTTACAGAAGGAACAGCCTATGACTAAAGAGATAGCTCAAGATGTATTATCTAGTTTATTTAGACAAAGCATAGGCGAGGACATAGCGAACATAGGATTTGATTACGTCAACGGTGAAGCTAACTCACTAGAGCCACTGCGTAGAATGATTGAATCTTACAACGATGACTTCTTACCGAATATGAAAGTAAATTGGGATGACATCTCTGTAGATACACTACTGCAACTCAATGACCTAGAAGCTCAATGGAAGTTTAATATCCCTACGCTATCTAGTCGCATTGAAGGCATTAACGGTGGACATTTAATTATCATAGGAGCTAGACCTAATACAGGTAAGACTAGTTTTCACGCTAGTTTGATTGCAGGTCCAGATGGCTTTGCTCATCAAGGAGCTAAGTGTCTAGTGCTTCTCAACGAGGAAGCGTATCACAGAGTAGGAGCTAGATACCTAAGTGCAGCTACAGGCATGTCTTTAATGGACGTAAAGAACAATCCTGCTAAAGCAGGTATGCTCTACGAGAAGATTAAAGGCAACTTACACATCAAAGATTGCACTGGCAAAGACTTATCTTGGGTAGAGCAAGTCGTTAAGACGTATAATCCTGATGTAGTAGTCATGGATATGGGTGACAAATTTGCTGTGCGTACAGGTGATAAGTCTGATGTCTACTTGAAAGATGCAGCTATCTACGCTAGAAATATAGCGAAGCAACATAACTGTGCTATCTTGTGGATGAGCCAACTCTCTGCTGAAGCGGAAGGTAAAGCTCAAAGTTTAAATCAATCTATGCTAGAAGGTTCAAAGACAGGCAAAGCTGCCGAAGCTGACTTGATGATTCTTATAGGTAAGACTGCTCCTGTAGAAGGTCAAGAAGAAGAATCTCCTGTTCGATATTTAGTTATAGCAAAAAATAAGTTGACAGGCGGTTGGCATGGTAGTATGAATGTAGTATTAGATGGCAATATTTCTAGGTATTCAGCATGAGATTAGTTTTAGATGTAGAGAACACAACTCAAACTAGAGAGGGTAAATTACACCTTGACCCTTTTGAACCTGAGAACTCATTAACTATGGTTGGATTAGTTGATGCAGATAGTGATGATTCACCTACAATATACACATACGACCACGCAGAGAAAGAGTCTCCTGATTCGCCTATTATGTTACAGGAAACTTTAGATAAAACTACGTTACTCATTATGCACAATGCTCAACACGATTTGCAATGGCTTTGGTCTTGTGGTTTTAAATACAATGGTGACATATATGACACAATGCTATCTGAATATATTTTATGTAGAGGTTTAAAGAAGCCATTATCACTTGAAGCTTGTGCTGAACGGTACAGGCTACAGTGGACTAAGCAGGATACACTGAAGCAGTATTTTAAGAAAGGATATAACACTAGAGAGATACCAATTTTAGAACTTGCACATTATTTAGATGCTGACATACGTGTAACTAGAGAGTTGTTTTTAACTTTAGATAAAAGATATAAAGACCAAGAGAACCATTCATTAGTTAATGTTTTAAATATAACTAATGAAGTATGTAGAGCTTTAACTAAAATGTATATGAATGGGTTGAAAGTAAGTAGAGATACTCTATATGAAGTTAAAGAAGAGTTTGAGAAAGAAAGAAATGAAATATTAGATGCACTAGAGAAGACAACAAAAGAACTTATGGGTGACACACCTATTAATCTTAACTCACCAGAGCAGGTATCTCAACTTATATTTAGTAGACGAGTATTAGATAAAAACATATGGGGTGAAGAGTTATTTGAACATACCTCTACAGATAAAGAGTTTAGAAAAGCGATAGCAGAGAATACATCTATTATGTATAAAACTAAAGCTTACATGTGTGAAGAATGTAAAGGAAATAAATATGTACACAAAACTAGAAAAGACGGTTCTTTATTTAAAAAGCCTACGAAGTGCAAGTCTTGTGATGCAACTGGTTATCATCTTATTGATACTAACCGTGTGGCAGGTTTACGCTTTACCGCACCTAGTAAAACTTGGGTATCAGCAAATGGATTCTCAACCTCAAAAGGAAACATTGAAAAGTTAGAGACACTATCTAAATCTAAAGGTTTAGGTATGCAACAAGACTTTTTACGTAAGCTTAGAAGATTATCTGCACTTGAGACTTATCTTAATACTTATATCAAGTCTATAGATATATTCACTAAACAAGATGGTTTCTTGCACGTAGGTCTAACTCAACATATTACATCCACAGGACGATTTAGTGGACGTAACCCGAATATGCAGAACATGCCTAGAGGTGGCACTTTTCCTGTAAAGAAAGTATTTGTATCTAGATGGGATGGCGGTAAGATAATGGAAGCTGACTTTGCTCAGTTAGAATTTAGAGTTGCTGCTTTCTTAGGTCAAGACAAAACAGCTATGGAAGAAGTATCTACAGGCTTTGATGTTCATGCGTATACAGCCAAGGTTATCTCTGATGCAGGGCAACCTACATCTAGGCAAGAAGCCAAGGCTCATAC